CGTGCCACCCATGCTGAGGCCGGTGCGTGCGCCGCTCTGGATCTTCTCGAAATACTCGGGGCTCCAGACGATGCCCATGAGCCAGGTCCCTTTGGTGACCATCTCGCCGTTATCGAGCGTGCCATCAAAAGGGCAGATGTAGCTCTCGACGATCGCCCCATAGCTCTCGTCCCACGAGCTGTGCTGATCGCCCAGCATGGCGCGGGCTTTGGCGATGTCCTCGACCATGTCGGAGACATCCAGGCGGATCGGCTCCGAGGCCTGCACGGCTTTGACGATGGCGTCCAGCAACTGGGCGGCCCATTTCGTGAGCGTCTTGCCACCCTGTAACTGGCGCATGAAGGCCCAGGCGGCCTTTTCGATGGTCGCGGCCTTACAGAAATCCCCTTGCGTGTCCACGTCATCAGGAGCATACACAATACCCAAGGTAAAGCGCTGCGGCGCATCCTGCTTGAGCACGCTGGCGAAGACGGCGCCGTCCGCACGCTTCTGCGTCGGCGGATTCCAGGTGCCGCTCTCGTCCTTGTGCCACCCGCGCTGCGTGAGTTCGCGCCAGGCCGCGGCGTGTGCGGCCTCGTCGTCCACGCCCGCCAGCTGCTGGGCGTTGAACGTGGTGCGCCAGATTTGCTGCCCCGCCGGCGGCAGTTGGCCTTTGACGTCAGCGGGCAAGGAGCGGTTGTTCAAGTAGGGCATCGCGGTCCTCGACAGTCAGAGGTGGTGCAAGCCTTAACCGTACAACTCGAACAAGACGGCTGCCACCCCCGCGTCACGGGCAGCGCGTGAGCCAGCCCGTGCGCCGGCCAAACTGCACGGCGGCGTGGTGGGTGGGGAGGTACACATCGACGCGCCGGTGCCAGCGCCGGGGCATGCGATCGGTGACCACGAGGCGCCCCACGCCGCTCACCTCCAGCGGCTCGCCAAAGCGCAGCCCGAGGTCGCGCTCGACATCGCGCGACACCGCCAGCATGCCGCGCCGTGGCACGACGCCCGCCGCCGTGCGGTGCCCGGTCCAGGTGTACGCCGTGATGGTGACCGCCAGCCGTGCCGGATGGCTCGCGGCGGGCCCCGCCAGCGGGGGGAAGAGGAGCAGGCCGGCCAGCAGCGCCGGGCCCAGGGCAGATCTCGGACGTCCGTACGGCATGCCTACGCTCCTCTCCTGCAGGGGAAATCTGGGGATGGAGAGGAAGCGTACAACTCGAACAATAGGAGGGCGACCGTGAGCGTTCAGGCCGCGCGCAGGGTCAAAGCGGTGGCTCGAACACGTCGCGCAGCACGGCGGCGAGCGGCCCGCTCGGGTGGCGCGGCGGCGGCGGCTCGTGGGGGTCGTCAGCGCCGGGGACGGTGTAGGTGAAGGTCGCCTTCTCGACGCAGCGGCGGTTGCCCAGATGCAGTGTGATCTGGCCGGGTTGGCCGCTGGCACAGAAGGCGCGGATCTGGCGCCAGAGGTTGGCGGGTATCGGGTCAAGCGTGGGCATTTAGACCTCGCGAAAGTCGATGGTGCAATAACACGTTGGGTGGACAGGTGGATCGAGGATGACGCCGCCTGGCATGGCGAACGGCTCGCCCAGGGCCCGCCCGTCCGGGTTCAGGCCAGGGATCGGCGCACATTGCTGCGTACAGGGGTCCGGCCCCACGATCCAGAACCGTCGCAGCCGCGTGCCGTCCACCTGCCCCTGCTGCACCGCCTGCTGCCACTGGAGCCGTTGTGCGGCGTTGACGGCCTGCATGCTCACGGTCTGGGCGATGCGTTGCGCGCGTTGGGCCTGGAGCGCGGCGATGCGTTGCGTCACGAGCGGCGTCAGGCGCGCGGGGGGCGTCTGCTCGTCGAGGAGCATGGCGCGGTAGGTGGTGAGGGTCCGGACCTGCGGCGCCGTCAGGCCCACCATGGCCTGCACCAGGCGCGCGGTCGTGGCCACCGGGAGCTGCCAGCTCTGTGCGGTCTGCACCAGCACCGGCAGGGCCCGCTGCGTCGTGGTGGCGAGCAGCGCGTCCTGCGTCGTCTGAAGGTGGCTGAGGGCCGCCTGCACGCTCGGGAGGCTGGCGGTACTGGTCTGCTGCATCAGCGTGAGCAGCTCGGCGGTCAGCGGCTCCAGCAGCGCCACGGCGGTCTCGCCGGCCAGCAGCGCCACGGCCAGCCCCACGTCGCCGGAGAGCAGCGCGGCGCGCAACGCCTCCGCGTCCGCGTCGGTGCCGAGCGTCGTGAGCGCCGCCCGCAGCGCGGCCACGAGGGCCGGCTGGGCGGCGTCGACGAGCGCACGCAGGGGCGGGGTGTCCGTGTCAGGGGGCGCAGCGGCTTTGCGGAGCGGGGTGCGGGGTGGGGCGCAGTGCCAGGTCATGGCTGGGCTCCACACGCGTCGCACACGCCCATGTCCCCACCCCACGGGGCCGGTGCCAGGCGTGCCGCCGGTGCGTCCAGGCACCGCTCGCAGAGGGAGCCGGGCAGGGCGGCGGGGGGTGGGTCGGCCAGCTCGTCTGCGGGCAGGGGGCTGTGCCAGGGCATCCGTACGGTCTGGTCGGTGCCAGGGATGGCAGGGTCCACGCCGAGGTCCAGGTCCAGGGTCAGAGACGCCAGGCCGCGCTCCGGGGGGCTGAGCCGGGCCATGTCGACGGCCATACGACGCGCGCTCTGACACCACGCACAGGCACAGGCATCGGGATGGGTGCTCATAGATCCTCCGTGCCCGCATCCGTCGCCGCCGCTGGCAGGGCCGGCGCGGTGCGCTCGGGCATGCCGCCAATGGTGCGCAGGTGATTCTCCAGGTCGAGCAGGTCGAAGCCGGCGCCGGAGAGGTCTTTGATGTACTGGCCGATTTCCTTCAGGTCAATCGTCTGAATCTCGCCGTGCGCCAGCGCCGGCATCAGCTCAGGCCGCAGGCCGTTGAGCTTCCACAGGCGTGGGATGGCGCATTCGTTAATCTCGCTGACAATGCTCTGCACGTAGCTCTGAATCCCCAACCCAAAAAACTGGGACTTGCTTTCCGCCAGCGCGTAGGCGCCGGCCTGCTCGTGGCCAATGAAGAGCACGTCCGCGATCACCGAGAGGGCGATGTTCAAATCATACCGTCTGATGATCGCGTTCATATCATACTGATGCGAGCCACTCGCCGTCAGCAGCTCCAGCTTATAGAGGAGCTGGCCGCCCTCATTATAGATCGCTGGGAGGAGCACGCCGGCCTGCTCGTCCTGGCGGATGTTCGTGACGATCTTCTGGCATTCCGCCAGCATGGCCCGTTCCTCGGGGCTGGCATTGACGCTCATCAGGTTGGGCGGAATATACATGACCGGCAAGTCGCCGAGCCCGCGCTCCACGACGATACCCTCGACTTTGGAGAGGTGTTTCGAGTAGTAATAGGAGGGATAGCCGGTCCGCAGCAGACTGCGCCCTTGCGGATTCCCTTTCGTGGCCGTGGGCCGAAAGAGCAGCGCTTTCTCCATGGGGATCGGCGGGATCGTCCGCCCGGCATAGGGGTCCATCTGGACCATGGCCAGCACCTGCCCATTGGGGCCGAACTCCCAGTTGAGCAGCGTCTCTTGCGCCCGGACGGGCCAGCCGTTCCAGCCAATGAGGCCGTCCGCATACTTGCTGGGGGCCCAGGTGGCGCGGTCCACGCCCGGCGGTGGCGTGTCGCCCTGCCGGCGTTTGTAGCAGATCTCGTGATAGGACCAGCCCGCCCAGAGCATGGAGAGGATCTCGCTGAGCGCGGCGTGCCAGGTCTGGCCCAGGTCCTTGAACAGGGCGCCGTCCAACCAGTCCGCCCATTTCCGGGCGTCCTGCGTGTCGTTGGCGGGGGCGATGCGGTAGGTCACGTTGCGGATCAGCATTTCGATGGCGAACAGGATCGCGCCCGTGATGGCGCTGTTTTCCCGCATGTCCCTGAGCCGGCGCAGGCCCTGCGGCCCGGCCAACTCGCGGTCGAGTTCCTCCTGGAGGATGCCACCACTGTGCTGTAAGCCCGTCGTGCCGAGCGTCAGGAACAGCGTGGCCGGGTCGAGCGCGCCGGGCGTGGGCGTCGTGGGCGTGGGCGTCGTCGTGTCAGCCATGGAGCACCTCGTCGGCCTGGGGGAGCCGGAGCACCACATCCGTGGCTGCCTCGGCCTCCTGCCGCCGCACGGTCAGCGTGTACGCCGGCGCCAGCCCTTCGGGGCCGTACGCCTCGACGCGCCCGTCGTCATAGAGCCGCACGACGAGGCGGCCGGCCTGCGGCGTCAACGCCGGCACGAGGGGCACCGTGTGCGGGGAACGGAACGAGGTGTCAGCCATCAGCTTGTCTCCAGATCAATAGAGTCTTCGTTGCGGCTCATCAGGTAACGCCGCAGGTCATCCCGCAGCCGCCACTGGCGCGGCGTCTCGGTCACGAGTTGCCACAGGCCTTGCGCGTCGTGGAGGAGGTCCACCTCGGGCTGGTACTGATGGCGGACGAGAATCTGCCAGCGGTCTTGATAGCCCCGGTCGCGCTTCTTGCCGTGCCAGGCGTGCGTAATCAGCCCATCGACGTAGCCCAGGTCCCGTTTGAAGACCCGCTGCGCCCGCTGCGCCCAGGCCTCGACCAGGGCCGTGTAGCGCGGGTGCACCTTGGGGTGACAGGACTGCGCCCCGTAGCCCAGGATCGCCATCGCCATGTGGCGGTCGCCAGCGCCGCAGATGCCGAAGTCGAGCAAGCCGCCCACGGCCTCGTAGGCTGGGC